ATTGAATACGCTGATAACCGGCACAAGCCCGTATGACTTTACCTCGACACTGATCTAAGGAGCGCTATCTTGTGTCGCTAAGACCTATGTTGGTGGATACCGCGATACCGGTAGCCACCTTGCGAGCGGCTGGCACGTACTCATCGGGGCCGATCGCTAACCCTGGCGCGACCAGCAACGTCGGCCTGTGGGTGTTCGCCTCAGCGGTGGGTGGCACCACGCAGACGCTAGATGTCGTGTTGCAGACCAGCCCAGACGGTTCGACCTGGACATCACTGACCAGCTCAGCTATCACACAGATGACCGCGATAGGCAGTGCACAGAGCAACGCCTACGTACCCGCTGAGTATATTCAGGTGCTGGCCACGGTTGGTGGCACAGGGGCACCAACCGTGACTTTCCGTGTCGAGGTATTGGTGGTGCCTGGTGGCTGACGACGACACTGACACAGGACCAGAGAAGTATGTCTTGCCAGATCCGGAGACTGCGGGCTCGGAAGCGGTGACCGACATCCCAGCACCAGGAGCTGATCTCAGTGACGCTGACCCGGAGAGTGACCCTGGTATCCGGAAGGCTCAGGAGCTGGGCTCTGACTACCAGCGCGCCGGCCAGATCCGCCAGGCTCTCTCTGAGCACCGTAACGCCACACGGCAGGGCAATAACGAGCGGGTGAAGGCAGCTCGAAAGAACCTGACTGCACTCGGTTTCGAGGGCGATCCTGAAGCAGATGATGAGACCACTGAGGATGACGGCAAGACACCACGCGGCCGGCAGACTCGCGAGAGCAAGGCAGTCAGGACCGACGCACCAGCAGCAAAAGATGCTGGCGGTACGACCAGTACACCGCGGTACTCGACATCGACACCACCGAAGACAGATACGTCTAAGCGCTGATGGCTCAGGTTCAGTGGGTGACGTTGGAAGCACTGAAGAATGACCAAACGCTGGACAACGCGCTGACCCCGCATGATGACGAAGCACTGCAGCGGACCCTGGACTCAGCGATGGTCTGGGTCCAGGCCCACCGGCCAGATCTGGACTATCACGGAAGCTGGACGGTGCCGTTGGATGTGCAGCTCGGCACTATCCGGCTCGCTGCCCGGTGGTTCGTGCGCCGGATCTCGCCGGACGGCTTGGTGGGGCTAGGAGACGTTGGCAGCGGCATGGTGATGCGCGTCGATCCCGACATCTATATGCAGCTAGGGATCATGGGCGGCCTCGCTTAAAAATTGACCTAATTCAGCAAGTTTTCTAGCGGGATTTCGTACGATTACGCCCGCTTCACTGCGTAGGCAAATCCAACAAGTAATAACATCTCGATGGCTGTTTATGTATCTTCCGTAGCTATTGTACAGCGGCCATGGGTAAGTATGACAGCCACTTTGTATATGCACTATCTTATGTCCGTATTTCGCATGGCATGCGTTTTTCATCTTAGGATGATATCGGAGGCGCCAGATGACTGCTGCGCTGACACCGATCGCTGACGCTACTCAACGGCTCGCTGCTGCGTTGATCATTATCCCTGGCATCCGGATCAGTACTAACATCGCTACCCCGATCAGCCCACCGGCAGTGGTAGTCGGGCCACCGCGGTTGGGTTACGTCGGGGAGGCCAGTGTGGGCGGCCAGCCGCTCACAGTGCAGTGGAGCCTGTATCTGGTGACTGGCGTGTCACAGTATGCGCTTGACCAGCTGCTGACTCTGGTAGGGGCGATTACTGAGGCTGTGGAGCGTTATACGCCAGGGGTTGTGCTGTCGTCAGGGCCAGGCACGTATCCGAGTCCTAGCGGTCCGCTGCCGTGTTATATCACTGTTTGTCAAATGGAGCTAAACACTAGGTAATTTTACCAAGGCTTAGCAGGACCTTCTGGCGCGCCAGGACGTGGATCAAGGCGAGAAACTAGTGAGCATAGCTCGCTGTAGATTTCGTGGTAACAGTCTGCTTGCGCCCACATCACTGTAGCGCTGGTAGATCGAGCATCATTAACTTCTCGTTCTACAGCTCGTTTTTCTAAAACATGCGCTTCATCATAGTAACGATTTGCTAATTTGAGTAGTTCATCTCTCCATGGCATGAGTTAGATAATACCACACACTGCACTGTCAGTCAACTGGAGGCGCAAATGACTGCCCCAATCTACTATGGTGGTCCGATCACTGCGCCCAGTGGGTTATTAGTTCACACCAGACGGTTAAAAATTGTTGTGTTCACTCTTAATGGAGTGGACCAATCAATGCAGCTGAATAACTGGAGCATTCTTAATAACACGGTAGACGGGACTAAGACCTGGAGTTACGGAGGGAACCTTAGCGAATTCAGGACTGAAACTGATAACGATTACGCTTTGCAGGTGAAGTTCTTTGCTGACTGGCGAGCTGGTGGGATCTCTGATTATCTATGGAACAACAGCCGCGCGTATGCTGCTTTCGTGCTCGATCATATGCCTGATGTCGTCGGTGAGCACGTACGATGGTCAGGAACTTGTGTGATTAAGGCGCCAACTGTGGGTGGTGACTTGCGCACCATTGAGGAAACATCAATCACCATGCTTATTCTTGGTGTGCCGACGTTCACTCGGGTTGGTTAATCCGAAGTGTAAGATATTAGTTCCATTTTAATATCTGGCGATGTAGGGTCTATTTTATTGTTTGCAGCGTATTCAACACTGGCACGATATCGTGCTTGCAGTAGCGACGCATCTTCGACTGTGATTGTCTCTGTGGGTAAAGATGGATGGGCACCAGAATCACGTCGTACATTGAACTCAAATTTTCTCATAGCTAACATACTACCACACGCTGCACTGTCAACACAAGGGAGGTGTCTGTGGCACTCTCCACAGTGATCAGCCTGTCGGTATCAGCGACGATCGCCAGCAACCCGATCACCGGCTCCACAGTCAGCGCTAACTGGTCGAAGTCCTACGGTGCATCGCTGATCAGTGGCACGGTCGCTGGCGCGGCTGACACCGCGTGGTGGTCGTTCCGCACACTGACGGCCAGTGCGACGGAGAACATCGACTTTGCCGGCGCGCTGGCTGATCCTAGCTCGGGCGCGACGCTGACCTTCGCCCGGATCAAGGCCCTGATTGTCTCAGCCGCGGCAGCCAACACTAACAACGTGGTCGTTGGTGGTGGCACGACCACCATGACCGGCCTGTTCGGCGCGACGACGCACACCACGATTCTGCGACCAGGTGCTACCGCAATGTGGATAGCCGGGACCGCCGATGCTACGGCCTACCCAATAACCGCTAGCTCGACTGACTTACTGCAGATCGCCAACTCAGCAGGTACGACGCCAGTCTCTTATGAAATAACAGTGATCGGCGCCAGCGTCTGATGATGACGATACGGATCAATCCGGACAATGGCGAGTCTTACGATCTTATAGTGGGTAGTCGCGACATCGTGGTCTGGGAGAAAATAGATCGCAATAACAACATGGCTCGCCTCGAAGCTGATCCGAGAATGTCTGATATGTACTCGGTGAGCCACATTGCCGCACGGCGGCAAGGCAAGTTTGTAGGCACGCTGGCTGAGTGGGAGACTTCAGTAGACCTTGACCTCGACGTCAATGGTGCTGATACAACCCCTACCCAGCCGGGTCGGTGACTCGGCTTATCATCTCTATTGCATTGGCATCGGGTGGCTCACCTAGTGACTGGTTTGATCAAGATTGGCGAACCATTGTGACCGCTGTTGAGATACTGAATAAACAGAGTGAAAAGGAAGATCCCGAAGGTAGGCAGATGAGCGGATGAGCGATCCGATTGGTGACGCGGACACTGGGGATGCTTTCGGAGGTTCAGAAGCTGCATCAGATAGTCAAGCTTATCAGTTCGACTCACCTGATCCTGGTGATGCAGGGCTGAACACAGGTGTTGCCGGCGCCACAGTGGGGCCAGAGCAGCCAATCGAAGGCGCTAACACTTACTCTGACTCGTACAGCACTAACTTGGATCCTAATAGTTTGTCAGGCATGTTTGGGGCTAATAATTCGCTGCCTGGAGATATGCTTAATAACATGAAATCAGCGATATCGGATAATGCACCACCTGAAGCTAATATGCCATCGGGTGCGCCACCTATTGATGACAATACGCAGAATATGCTCCCTTCTTATGGTGCTAGTTCGTCATCGACTAGTGGGTTTCCTGCGTCTTTCAGTCCTTGGAGCCAGAGTACATCAATGGCTATGGGTGGCTCGCCTATGTCTGATGACCCCGCGCAGCAGGCTACTCAACAGGCGATGGATAAATCATTGTCTGGTTGGAGTCATAAAGATAGCAGCACCGACACTGGCGATGCTTTGACTAAGCCATCTGATTTTCCATCTCAGCAAGAGCAAGATTACGGCAATAAGTTTGATGATTCGGTGTGGTCTGATATTGGTGGCGTGAGCACACTCGGGCAAGATGAGTTAGCTGGTGACAGTGGCATGCAATGGAGTAACTTAGGCGGGTGGACGACAGTTGCTCAAGATAACGCTAGTGGCCTTAATGATGTCGGTAACCGCTTTGGCCAACTTGGTGCCGATCCGCTAAGCAACACTGCATATATGCCGGACTCAGGTCCTGAGTCACGTGGCTACGATGAAGCAGCAGGATCGAACTTGGTACAGCCAGGCGATTTGTACAGTGCGCATCCGTCATTTATGGCTAAACTTTACTCAGGCTAAAAGGAGGCGCAGTAAGTGACCGCTGCCTCTGCTAGCGGTGCGATGGCAACTCAGCGCACTGTCTTTATCAACTTCAAGGGATCTGTTAGCAATCTTATTGCGTCAACGAAACAAGCAACTGCGATTCTCGGCAAAATGGGCGACGCAGTTGTTAATGTTGGTAAGATGTTCGGAGCTGCGCTAACCGGCAATATCAAGCCGTTGGTCAATGGCGTGTTCAATGCGCTGGGCAAGATAGCTAAGATATTTCTTATTATTCCTGGTTTCTTGTTGGCATTAGTAAACCCGATCAATATTGCACAGATGGCGATGGCTAATTTCTCGACCGCCATTAGTGCGGCATCACCGGCAGAGTTTGTCGCGGCAACACGCAATATGGCACCCGCCATGAAAGATGCTGTTATGTCGGTGCGATTGCTCGAACCGCAGCTAAAGAATTTGTACGGCATCATTCAGCAAGGTTTCTGGGCTGGTTTCTCAGGTGATGTTACTCAGTTAGCGCAAGTATACTTTCCTATTCTTGGTACTGGTTTGGGCGGCATCGCTACTTCACTAGGTGACTTGCGTGAGAAGTTGGTTCAGTTCTTGCTGCAGCCACAGGTGATAGCAGCGATACAGAACTGGATGACTGCGTTTTCTGGTATGGGCGCAAGGATTCTGCCGATCATTGAGTCCATGCTGCCGACTATGATTTCACTGTTTACCAGTTTTGCCAATATCCTGATCAGTTTGTTGCCTTTGTTGCAGATACTGATGGGCTGGCTCGGCAGCATCATGAACTTCATAGCCCCTATTCTTGCCGGCCTCAGTGGCATCACGAGCAGTGCTGGTGCGATCGGTAGTGTTGCAGGAGCTACTGGCGGAACGACTAGCAGCAGTGGCGGCATTGGTGGGTTCTTCAGCGGCATTATCCATGGCATCAGCGGTTTCTTCTCATCACTGTTCGGTGGTGGCAAAGCTGCTGGCGGCCCGGTGATGGGTGGCCGAAGCTATCTGGTAGGTGAGCATGGTCCCGAGATCTTGCGCATGGGTGGCAGTGGCTTCATCACACCGAACGCTGTCATGGGCGGCAACCACTTCCATCAGGTCACCGTAAAGATCGGAGAGACGGAGCTGCAGAACATGGTCACCAGCCAGATCAGCATGATGACTCAAGGTGTCGCGGTCGCCGCGCGCATGGGCCGCGGGTCTATCGTATGATCGGGCAGTTGGTCGAGTCTCTGCCATACATCAAAACGATGAGGGATCAAGCTAGCACGGTTGGGTGCGCGCACCCGCCGTGTTGGCTCCTTCATAGTGGCGACTGATGCCTCAGCACCGCCGCGCACGCCGACACCAGCACTGGGAGGTTACGCGGCAGTGCTCCACGTTGTGTGACTGTGGTGCGGTGTGCCACGAGCTGCACCAGCCAGTTGATCAGCGTGAGCATGATCCGGCTAGCTGCGTTGCACTTCGTTTAGCTATTAATTATGGCAGACAGCGCAGATACCCACGATTGTCGTTGTTTACTTTCTTCACGTTCTTTATTGAGTTGAGTATCGAACTCGCGACTACGCGCTTCTATAATTACTCTACGACGATCATGATGTACGATATTCGTCGGTGTGCCAACTCTACTTAATCTACGCTGCACGTCTGCAGATCTACTACGTGAGTCATGCATTGCTGGACGTACGTAGACACATGGCGATCCACTGGGTTGGTGACACATTGGGCAAGCTTGCTGCATGGCTTCAGTATCACTAACGTTGGGTTGATCTCGTCTCATTATGCTTGCTTTCTCTGATACCAACGAGGACGCATATCTTCTTTAGCAATGCATGCTCGACGTTCATCAGGATCTGTGTGCGCCCTCCATGCTCCTCCACATCGAGATGTGTCATGCGACTTTGCTTGCTCCTTGGCTCGCTCGTAAGCTTCGTGCTCAGTCATTTTGGTCCTTTCTTAGCGGTACTTAACTTTCAATCTCCCATTCTTCTACGCCAATAAGTGTTGCGTATGCTGGATCTTTGAGTTTTAATTTATCAGCAAAGTATTGAGCATATTGTTTTGTGTAGCAGATATGGCCGGTGAATGGGTTGTAATCTTTATAGTCCATAACGACCCATATGGACTTAGGTTGTGGCTTTAAACACATGAGATAGTTAACTAGTTGTTGTAACAATTGTTGTCGAATAGGAATTTCAATCATAGACTAGACACTACCACACGCTGCACTGCAAAGCTAGCTGTTACTCCGTACGGGTGAACTAGAGGACTGGAGTATTTTTCCGTGGCCTCACTGACTCTCCTGTATAGTGAAACGGGCCTAGCAGGAGTTGACGCTCCTGGCCAGGCCCTGACCCACCTGTCCGACCTCACCGGAAGGGGGCTAGTCATCAAGACTACCCGAGTCTGTTCTGTTGATGGTTGCGAGCGTCATGTTTTGGCGCGTCAAGTTTGCTCAAAGCATTATCAAAAGTTGCGGACTGATCTTCATAATGCTGGGAAGTTTGAGCCAATAGACCGATCTCCTGGATTTTGCTCTCTTGATGGATGTGAACGTAAAGCGCACTCTCGGGGGTGGTGTTCAGGGCATTACTCACGTTGGCTCGTAACTGGGTCAGTAGGCTCGGCAGAATTTCGTGCACCTCGTGGCATTTGTTCTATTGACGGCTGTGGAAAATCTCATTACGGACGTAGCTATTGTCAAATGCATTTAGAGCGTTTACGCAAATATGGTGATGTACATCGAACTGCGGGACCATTTGGGCAACCTGACGAAGCACACTATAAATGGCTTGGAAATTCAGCTACGTACATTGCTATGCATAATAGAATGCGTAAACGTCTTGGTCTAGCGTCAGCGCATATGTGCGCAGAACAGTGTGGTAATAGAGCATTGCATTGGTCTTATGATCACACAGATTCTAATGACAAAATTGATGCCTCAACAGGGCTAATCTATAGTGTAGATATGACGCATTATACAGCGCGTTGTGCAAAATGCCATAAACGTCTTGACATAAGAATGCGAGACACATGGCGACATTAACGACGTCTTACGACGACACCACCGCAAGAGTCTTGCTGTCGGCGACCTCGCTGCCTGCGACAGCGGACGTAGCGCTGTTTGAAGTTTCAACGGATCAGATCCACTGGACGCAGGTGCGTGGTGGCAGCGCAGTGACGATTGTGAACACTGCAGCTAGCTTGATCGATTACGAGTTTAGCCCTGGTGTGGTTAACTACTACCGGGTGTCTGCAGTTGACCTGAACTTGCCGACGTTCGTAGCGTCGAGCACCGCGGTCAGCGCTAGCGGTGTCGCAGTGTCCCCGACTGTGCCAGTGGGCTACGCCGAAGGTGACCTACTGGTGATCTGGGCGAGCATCAGAAACTCTGGCACTGGCACAGTGGTGTGCCCCACGGGCTGGACTGTCATGATGCAGACCGACAACATCGGGCTGTTCGGTAAACGGGCTCTGACCAGCGAATCTACGCCGACTGTCAGTGTCACAGGTGGTGTCACGGGTACGTCTGGCAGCGACGTGATCGCTCAGATGGCTTGCTTCCGCAACTGTGAGCGCACGCCGGCCGCAACCGCTTACCAGCTCAATCCGAGTGCGCAGAACATCACCTACCCACCGATGGCCGGTGTTGAGTCAACGTGGACTGCGGTGCTCTACCTCGGCTGGAAAGCCGACGACTGGACGAGCGTAGCCACGATTTCAGGAGCTACCGAGATCGGTGAGCCAGTGAGCACCGCTGGCCTGGACGCCGGCATGGTCTGGGATTACCAGCTGCTCACCACGCCGGCTGCAGTCAGCTCGGGAGTGTTCACAGTGACTGGTGGAACCTCTGTCATCAGCTACGGTGCTGCGGTGGCGTTGCGCAACGCCGATTACGTGACCCGCACGAGCGCGAGCATCACCCCAGCGATGAGTCTGGTGTGGCTGAAGTTTCCTAGCGCTCCCTACCTCAACCGATCGGTCATGCTGATCGGTTGGGAGGAGACGGAACGCACCACACGTCTTGGCTTCTTTCCGATCGTCGGCAAGCGTACTGCCATTGCGTCGACTGATTTGCACTCGCCGCGCACTGTCACTATCTCGCTGTTCACACAGGATGATGTCGAGATAGCGGCAGTAGATTTGGTGCTGTCACTAGGCATCATCATGCTGCTGCAGACGCCTGTGAATTTAGCGCTGAAGAGTATGTATGCGGGAGTCGGGACCTACAACTACGTCAAGCCAGCACATTTGTCTCATCGCAATACGATTACTGTGCCATTGACTGAGGTTAGCATGCCGGATCTCAGTATTGTTGGCACTACAGTCACGTGGGCAACTTTGATCACTAATTACACTGACTGGAGCACTGAGCTAGCGGCTAATGCAACATGGTCAGCGGTGCTTGCATTGCAAGGCACTCCTGCTGACGCGCTGGTAGGTGTTTCGTAATGTCAGTACGATAGAATAGTTTCATGGATGACCCATTGGAAGAGCAGCATTTACTTGATGCACTTGATGACGCACGAACATCACTACGGGCGTACAAGCGTTGGGTGCGTATCTTTGCTGCATTCTTATTGTTTTTCTTAGCTTTTATTGCTTTAGGAGCTTACACAGGTTTTGAGGGTGCATTACAGCATATAGACACAGCAGGCTGGGCTGCAGCATCAATCACAATTGGCTGTATTGGGCTTATTATCACTATAATGGCTGCTGTAGTAGTTTTTGATGGCATTGTCGGTGAGCATCATCCAGATATTGAGTTAAGGAAAGCACAACACGCACACCGGGATTACATTGTGAGGAAATCATTGTGATTTACCGATGGCAGCGTGAGAAGTTGCGTCAGTCGCTACCAGCAGGTAACTACGCTGGCCTGTGCTGCTCAGCACATGGTTCGATCTGCGAGCCTCCGAAAACCATGTGTTGTCGCCAGTGTACCGAGTGGCAGCACCCGCAGCACAAGGACGGCTCGGCCTGCAGTAACCCTGACCCGGCGTGGCTGAGACTTTAACCACTCCAACCATGCTGATGTAACCATTCTTTATCTTCATTTAGTAAGCACTTGATAAAGCTCATATCTCTCAATCCACATTGCCATTACTTTGCAGCGTTTGCCACGTTGACAACGACGACAGGGGCAGTCAACGATGTATGGGTTACTGGTGAAATCAAGAGGTCCGCACCAAACCATTAAGTTAGTATAGTGCATTCGGTCTCGTCACGGTTCCTCAGTGCTTTGCAGGGACCGCACAAGATCGCAGTACGGGCTGTTCTATGCAATCCGGTGCCGCAGTTCGGGACGAACCCGACTGGCACAGAGGTGCCGGTGATCTCTGGCAATGTGACTATCCAGTCACTGTCCGACATCAAGAGTACCCTGACGATCACGATCCCAGGAGCATACTGGGACCAGGTGCAGCCGTTCGGACAGGAGATCTACATTGAGCGCGGTATCGAGTTCGCTAATGGAGACCGTGAGTACGTGCCTCTCGGATACCACCGCATCGAGCAAGCTAGTCAAGATGACGCTCCATACGGCCCCATTGTCATCACCGCCCTCGACCGCATCGCCCAATTACAGCAAAATAAATTGGTTTTCCCTTTACCCCTCAACAATGGAGACTCACACCGCAACGTCTTCCAGCGGCTCGTCAACGGGATAGCCATACCGCAGCAAGCCACGTATCCTGGCCTGTCTCCCGATGGTTACGGGATGTATCTTGACGCTCGGGTACCGATCTACTGGTCAGGATATGATCCCGATGCGACTACTATCATCGGTGACCAGATAGTCGAAGATGACGCTTATGCTTATCTGGCGCAGCTCATCAAGTTCTACTATGCGGCTATTCGGTTTAACAATGCTGGCGAGATGATTGTCTATTCTCTGAAGTTCGATTTCAGCCATCCTGTTGCTACTCTACAAGGCGGTAGTGGTGGTGCGATCTCCTCTATCAAACGCGTTGTCAAGCGCACTGACGTGCACAACATCGTGACAGCATATGGATCGGACCCGTCGAGCATCACAGATTTCATCGTCACTTTTAATGCCGATCCGAACAGCCCACTAGCATGGAACAAAAAGACATTCCCTCAGTTCGGCCCTAGCCCGACTTACTATAGCTCACCACTGCTACAGGTAGACGCTGATGTCGAGCTGGCTGGCGAGGTGCTATTACGGCGCTACATCGCGTTGCCAGAGACGTTCACCATCTCGACCATTTGCAACCCGGCACTGGAGTGCAACGATCCGCTCGATGTCAGCGTGCGCCCTGGCTTCCCGCTGCAGCGCTGCATGCTGGACACCATCATGATCCCACTCGTGGCTAACCAGCTCGGCACGATTACGACGCGCATCCCGACTGCTACTGAAGGTCTGTCGTTGGGGCTGGGGATTCTTTAATCGAAGAGGAGGTTGCGTGCCGCTGCCGCCTGGCATCAACGTCCCGCTCGATACGCTGCTGCTGCCGCTGGCGCCTCGGTCTGCCGGCACCTACACTTCAGCCAGCTTCGTGGAGCTGCCGATCGCCGACATCGAACTGTGGGTGTGCATCACCGCGGTCACTGGCAGTGCCACGCTGGACGTGTCGATGGAGACCTCACCAGACGGCACGATCTGGGCTCCGGTACTGGGCAGTCACATCGCACCGATGTCAGCAGTCGGCAGTGCGGTGGCCAACGCACCGCTGCCGGTCACGGAGCTGTCTCGGATGACTTCAACAGTGACCGGTGATGGCTCGCTGACCTACCGGGTGCTGGCTGTTGCGGTGGTTGTCGATCAGTGAGCGAGCCAAACGAAGTCAGCCACTACAGAATAAACAAGAAGACACATGGCCAGTACGGCAGTACTGTTGCGGAACCACGATGCTGATTTTTCTCCGAATAAACGAATGATCGCTGCGTTTGTGATACGACCGCCATCAAAAGGGAATATCGGAAGTAGATTTAGTATTCCGAGAGCCATTGTTAGTGAGAAAGCAAATGTAAACGCAGCATACCAACTCGGCATAACCATTTCTGCGCCTAGACCGATGATACCCTGAGGCTGTCCTACAGTGGTAGCAAGGGCGTGCCCAAATAGAAAGAGTAAAGGGATTGCGAGCACGGGTAGAATGTAAGCTGTGAACTGTCGTCGTCCGAACCATAGACCTATTGTTGACAAAATCACAATCGCTGCTTTAAGCCAGTGACTTTCGTAAATGTCAATAAATCCCCACATGACTCCACCAATAAGAAAGTTAGCAACTACTCCGGCGCCAGAATACCAAGCAATGTCTTGATAAGGTAGTGCTTCGATTTCTTTTTGTTGTTTTTGATCGGGTGATACGTAAGCACCGAGAAGCCATGGTGACAGTGTTAGCTTAAATGGGACTCGTTTAGATGGCTGCAAAGTTAATTGGGGCGGGAATGGGAGCCCAAGTCCTGCTTCAACAATTTGATAACCTAATTTACGAAGCGCTAGTGCATGTGCTGCTTCATGGGCACAGATCGCGGCTAAAAAGAAAATCACAAGTAGTGTAGTCCACAAGACAGACATGCGTGAGTTGCCTTTCAGATAGTGCTTAATTATTGTGATCACTATAATACCACAGACTGCACTGTCGTGCAAACGGAGGTGTAGTGACTGTCCCCGATGCATTCGGCTTGACGCGACTGTTCATCACTCCTAGCTCGGTACCTCCTGATCCGACTTTGGCGCAGAATGTCGCTGGTGGATTGTTAACACAGTGGGATGCGACGTCGCTGTCCAACACGGTCACTGTAGGGCCGGTTACCTATCGCAATCTGTCGGTGTGCGCACCGAACGGTCTTACGCTAGGAACGGTGTTGTTGCTCAAGGCTCCTGGTGGCTACATCATTATGGGCAATATCGGCAACTCCAGTAACATCACATTTATCGACCCTATTCGTTACCGGTCATTGCGTAGTGATGTCAGTACGCCAGTGTCGAGTACGGCTATGCAGGACGCTGGTACGTTGAACTTCTTACTCGATGAGAATACGCAGTATGCTGTCGATGGCTGCATATTCTATGCCGCGACGAGTGCGTCTGATATCAAATTTGCGTGGACTGGTCCTCCGAATATGACGTGTAAGTGGTCTAACTGGGGAACTCAAGACACCAGCTTTACTCACTTGCTGTTTGATACGATGACTTCTTATGGTGATGCCTCCTCACAGGAGACCTTCGGCTGGACTACCTCCGCAGTACAGCATCCGAAAGCTTGGTTTGCTACGTCGGACACTGGCGGGCTGCTGCAGTACCGCTTCGGGCAGAACACCTCTAACGCGACGCCAGCAGTACTGCAGGCTGGCTCGTGGATGCGGATAGCTGAGCTAGGGCCAGCATCGGGTGAGCAGACGTTTGTCAAGGTCTATCCCGCTACCGGCTCCCGCTCCTACAACGGCTCGGGCTCACCAATCAGTACACCTGACGGCGACAACAACCTCTACACCTGGTCGCTGTCGGGACGTAGCAATGGCAACGAAGCGCACATGTGGACGTTCGATGCAACGACGATGCGCTCTGATCTAGCCGGTGCCACTGTCCTTAGCGCTCAGATGTTTCTGTACTGCTTCGCTGGCAGCAGCATCCCAGCTGACCTCACCTACCGATGGAGCACGACCGCAACAATCGCTGGTACGTTCCCGAATAATGGGTTCGGTGGTGACGACATCAAGAATCTATGGCAGGTCAACAGTTGGAACGGCTTTGACATCTCGTCGCAGATAGCAAATATCATTAACAGCAACGCTAACTCAGTACTAGGTGGTTCGTATAACTTCAGTGACTCAGCTTCGGGTTTCCGCGGCTATGGCTTCAGCGCATCCTACCGCCCATATTTGCAGCTGACCTACGCTGTCTAACTCATGATACGTGCGTAATACCTGTCTGTGATTGCTTGAAACTCATCTTTACGCAGTCTAAAGTCTTCTTTAGTCCAGCCTTTTTGGTATAATGCAGATCGCACTCGTTGACACGCAAGACAAGTACGTCGGGGAAAGTGGGACTGAACAAGATTAGGTGTTATTAGTTTATGCTCTCGGGGACAGTAAACACGATTGCTGTTGTAATTAGTGCCATCACGCCGCTTATCATGCATATTCTGAGTTCTTGTGCCATAGGATAGATTAGCTAAAGTATTGTCTAATTGACCGTTTGGACCGTGCAGGCATTCTTGTCCAACTGGGCATGAGCTAACAAATGCTTCGAGAACGAGTGAATGTACGTATCGATTTATTCGTAATCCTGATAACTGTAGCTTTACTGCTTTGTATCCTTCTCCAAGGGTGTATTGCTCAAGTATACAGCCAGACCAGAATCGTGGTCCTCTATTTCGTTGAGGCACCCATCGGTCTAGACTGCGCACGCGACCGTAGTCACTGACCTCATAGATATCTTTCCAGTTGGTAACTGGTAGCCAACGCTCGACACTGGTATACTCTGACATTACTTGACCTGCTCTCTCAGGTTGAGTCATGGCCCCGAGATGTTGGCACATCGTCGGGGCTCTTTGCTGTGCAATTCTACCACATGCTGTTACCTACGCTGTTTAAGAGGGGCAGATGCCGAACACGTCTAAACTAGCACTGCCCTATCCAGCTCTCTCAGACGCTCCGAACGGTCCACTAGCGATACAAAACCTAGCTAATGGTGTCGATGCTCTCGGCATTCTCGGAGGTAAACGCCGTACTGGTATCAGTTCAGCTGTCAACACTATTGAGTCAATCGTCTGTGACACTCAGACGCTCTCACTCGCTGCTAACAGTGTTTTTCAGATAGATTTCTATTGTGCTTTCACTGTCACAGTAGCGGCTACTGACATCACTATGCGAGTAAGGCTCACCAGCGTATCGGGCACTATTATTGGTGAAGCAGCGGCTTTCGGTGTTTACGTTTCACCACAACCTAATCATGGGCATGTATCACTACTTTACAAGACAACTGCTGCAGAGTTGGATTACTTCGCTGGATCTATCGTTCGTATTGCTGGTACAGGCAATGCTAACGCTATAGTACCAACTGCCATTACCGTCACAAATCTAGGCCCTTCGACTATAATCGGGGACTTCTAGTGTCCGACATCATTCGACAAGGCACCGACTGCTGGATCATTGCCAGCAACCTGATCGACGTGCGCACCGGCCTGCAGATGAATGTCACCGGCTACAAAGTGACTGGCGTGGCTCGCGCCCGGTATCAGCGTCGGGTACTCGGTCGCCGAATCTACCATTACCGGATGCTTGATCCTATCGTGGCTACCTGGAATACCACACCGACGGGTACTGACGGAGTGGCGACAGCCGGCACGAACGCCATCATGACGTCTCAGCCGATCGACCAGGTGCAGCTGCACATCACGCCGGCTCAGACAGAAACCTGGCGGTGTCCGCTGGTGCTGATACAGGCTGAGCTGACCGATCCGGTAACGGGTTATGTCGCTCGAATAGTAGATGAGATCTTCGAGGTGTCTTTCGATGCTGATAATGACTAGGGAGTGGTATGTCTGAAGAACCAGCGATGTTTGAGTCTGAGCTGCAGATAGAAGTTGTCGCAACTGTCACGCATCCTCCTGGTACGACGTTCGATGATGACGGTTTACCGATCCCACCGAAGGATGATGACTGATGGCCACAGGACTGGCTGCAGCAACAGCAGCATCGATACTCGGAGTCTATAAGGCTACAACATGGACGGCTATTACTACAGTTTATATGAAGCTCCACACTAACGCTGGAGACCCTGGCGCGGCGGGTACTTCTAATGCTAGTGCTGTGACCACGAGAAACCCGATTACGTGGGGAACGATAGCATCGGGATCGATGCCACTAGCGTCAATATCAGGTTATTCTATGACTGCTACAGAGACGATCGCATACGTTAGCTTCTGGGATGCCGCTACGGCTGGCAACTTTTTGCAAAGCGCTGCGCTCACTTCTTCTCAGGCAGTGATAAACGGCAGCACTCTTAACTTTACTACAATTACCCTCAGCTACACTCCGCTAGCTGCATAATACTTGCAACAAGCTTTGAAGCTATTCTAGGAAGGTTGCTGAATGGCACTAACATTGGGCCAAGGTGCTCAGCTCGTCGCCGATACATCATTTGTTAGTCGTGTTCGTGCGGCGATGATGCGTGCTGCTATCAATGTCTCTACCGAAGTTCAGGGCACGCTGACGACTAACGCGTGGGTGAAGCGTCGGCAGCTGGCTACACGTATTCTTACCAGTCCTGATGGCGTGCTTACTTCATTCACTTCATCAGTCGCCGCTGATCCTAGCAGTGCGTTGAGCTGGTTCTCTCCGTTGAGTATCGCGTCATCGACGAACGCTAATCCTATTGTCATCACTACGTCGGCATCACATGGCTACGTTAACGGCGATGTCGTGGAGATCCTCAATCACCTGGTCAACACCAATGCTAACGGCACCTGGGCGGTGACGAACTTGACTGCGACAACGTTCTCTATCCCGTGGGCTGGCAATGGTGTCGGTGCCGCAACTGGCACAGCACAGAAGCAGGAGACCGATTCTAACCTGGTGTTCACGGTTAACAGTGTGTTCAGTGCGGTGGCGGGGCTGTTGCCTGGTGAGTAAATTCAAGCCGTTTCCTGTTCCGATCCAAATCACAGACACGCCTCTCGTGCAGCATGCCGGCGTTGACTACACCTGCACTGGCTGTGGCACGCATGTGCCTTCGGGAATCCACATTCACGAAACGATCAATGATGGCATGGTGATCGGGCTGCGCATGATCGCAGGTGCTGACGGCCCCGTGGTTCACCAGTGCGGGGAGGTTGGCTGATGGCGATTCAGTATGTCATCACCACTGGTTCGGCTACCATGGTGGCAGCTACTGCTAAAACATTGATCGAGATTCCGAGCGCGTCAACGATGCCGTTTGTTGTCTATGCTTTGGAAATTACTAGTGGTGCTACCGCTGCTGGTACTTTGGTTATTGAGTGGGGCACGTACACTGTTACTGGCACGGGTACTACTGTGACAGCGCAGAAAGCAGGTACAGATCAGAGTGTCGCGGCTGTACTCGGAACGGTGAAGATCAATGACACTGTTGAGCCAACCAGCTTCGCAGCAGGTACGCTCCCGACATACACCATTCCGTTACCTGGCATGTACTCGATTATCTGGCCATTCGGCCGTGAACTGTATCAACCAATCTCTGTGCTGCGCGCACTTCGAGCTACTTCGTCATTAGCGTCTCCTGTGCGTATCAACCTTTACATCGAGCAGTAATGGTGGCCGTACAGCACAACTTCGATGGCGGCCCAAATGGCGCTACTATCACAGTTACCAACTCGGCACAAGTTTCTGGTAACAATCCGTTTGATGCTACCGGCACTGGTGGCAACATTAAATTACAATACGGCAGCTTAGCAATTAATGGATATATCAACAGTCGTCCCACCGCTGAGTACATCATGGGTGTTGCTGTCACTAGCGGCAGTCCGAGGCCGTACGTTGCGTGGCTTACAACGGTCGGAAACCAAACAGAGATCTGGACACGATTCTATTTTTATCTTACTTCAGCAACACCGACTACTAATGATTTGTGCCTGTTTGCAATAGCTAATGCATCGGGTGTGGCCGCGAGTGTCTGGCTAAATGTCAGCTCTCTTGTATTACAGATTCAGGACAGTGCTGCTACACCGAACAAAGTGAACATGACCACAGTGCTGGACATCAATGTGTGGCACCGGATAGAGTTTCATGTCATCATGGGCGCTACCACCGGATCATCGAATCTGTTTCTTTACGCTTATCCCGACACAGATATCGATATCTCTAGCTACACTGAGACAGTGACTCAGACCGGTGCTACCTATGGCGCACCGCCAGCGACTCAGTACCTATTGGGGCAGGCATTAGGTACGCAGACCAACTTAGTCAATACGTTTTTCTCCAACTGGGCGTTGAATAACACTGGCTATATTGGGCCAGCGCCATTTCGAGCTGGCTTAGGCTCTCCTGCCGGTGGTCTGACCAACCCGATTGCCATACATTCCGATGTGAACTAACCCATGGGCCGGGTCGGCGGTCTGCCCAACAGGATACAGTTCAACTACTCGCCGTTCTGGCGAACTGTTCCGCAGATATTTACTGCAATAGCAGAAGATGCGTCGACACCTGCGATAGTCACCAGCACTACCAACGGTAATGCAACGAGCGCGTCATTCTCACCTCCTGCCGGCTCGCTGCTGGTTGTGCTAGTAGTCGGCGGCTACGGCTCGACTCAGCCAGTCGGAGTGACAGTCTCCGACTCAGGCAGCCATACCTGGACTAATCCTGTCGTCGCTACGGGTGTCAGCATCAACGGTGGTGTCGCGAGAATCAGCACCTGTTATCTAGCTACCGCGCCTGGTGCGATAACAGTTACCGCAACGTTCACCAACCTGTCCGGCGGCTCTATGCTGGCTGTGCGGGTGCTGAACAATGCTGCTACCAGCCAGTCTGGTGCGGCGACTGCCAGCGCTGTTCTGAGCTCTACTACGACCGGCACCGTCAGCATCACCACCACTACGCCGAACTCTCAGGTCTATGGCATCAGTGATGACCCAACCACGGCTGCAGCGTATACGCTAAATGGCGCTACTTCACTTCTTACTGGCGGTGACACCAACGACACCACCAATGGTGTGCACATCACCGCGTGGAAAGCTGCTGCGCGCACTACTAACCCTGGCGCAACCACTCTAGGTGGTACCTGGGGCGCTTCGGATTTCAGCAATATAGTCGCGCTAGAGATTCTACCGTTTGTTCCGCCAGCGCCTCCTGTCACTGCTGATATTGCTGCTGCTACGACTGCGGCTAGCAGTGTTGTCGCGTCTGTTTCAAACGCAGCTGACATCAGTGCTCCGATCACAGCCTCGTCTAGTGTTGTCGGGGCGCGCAGTGATAGCGCCGCGCTTACCTCCAGCAGCACGGTTAGTGCATCAGTTGCTGCAACTGCTATCAATCCAGCTTCAGTCACTGCCGCTACTACTGCCGGATTCACCTCAGCAGCGTCACGTACCGACACCGCCAGCCTGACCAGTACCAGCACTGCAGCTGCTTCGATCACCGCAGCACGCACGGACACTGCTGGGCTCAGCGCAACCACGACAGCTAGCGCGACAGTCACCGCGGTCTATGCCGTAGCCGTCAGTACGACCACGACTGCTGCTGCCAGCGTCTCAGCGACTCCTGTAGGGCCGGCAATTACCAGCCCGACTACTACTGCTGGGTTCACTTCAGCAGCGAGCCGGACTGACACAGCAGCTCTGACCAGCACGAGCACCGCGGCTGCCGTGACACTGGCAGCCCGAGCTGACAGTGCCGCACTGACCGGCACGAGCACCGCAGGCAGCTCAGTTGCGGCAGCTCGTACTGACAACGCAGCGTTGACCTCAGCAACGACAGTCAGCGCCACAGTCACCGGGGCTTCGGCAGCTCCTGTAGCTCCAGTCTTCAACACTAAATACGAAGGCTCGTGGACGACTACCACGACTCCGAAGACAGTCTCTGTCACTACTGCTGTCGGAGACGTATTAGTCGCTTTCGCCACCTGTTTCACGACTGAGACCATCTCAACACCGACTGGTGGTACCAGCCTTACTTGGACTCTGCAGCAGTCCATGGTCAATGTCACGGGTCGCAATACGCTCTATGCGTGGACTGCGACCGCGACAACTGCAGAGACATTTACTTTCTCTATCGCACACGCAGGCGGTACGAAAGAGTGGGGCTTCACTGTCTATCGGTTCTCGTCGTCTATTGGCATCGGGAACACAGCGATAGGCAATGGGGCTTCAGCCGCACCGACACTCGCCATCACAACAACAGCCGCGCATTCTGCTGTGGTGGTGTTCGACGCCGACTTTAATGCTGCTGACGGTACGTCTCGGGTATGGCGTACTGGCGCTGGGGCATTCACTGAAGAAACCTACAACTTCCTTTCCACTAAATACACTGTCTATGGTGGGTTCCACGCTGACGCTAGCTCAGCAGGATCGAAGACAGTAGGACTTACTACTCCTACTCAGACTTATTCGATCGTCGCGGTCGAAGTCCTCGCGGTCACGACTACTGTCGTCACCTCAACAACAGCTAATGCGTCGGTCACTGCGACTCGTACCGATAGCGCAGCACTGACCAGCGCAACAACCGACAGTGCAGCGATTACAGCGAGCCGGACCGACACCACTGCGCTGACCAGCTCGACTACTGCAGCTAGCACAGTCACCGCGACTCGGGTTGACACCGCTGCGGTCACTGCTGCGACTACCAGCGCTGCAGCCGTCAGCGCTGCTTTCGTTGTCTCAGTCAGTTCTACTACGACGGCCGGCGCCAGTGTTTCCGCTCTGGCGGTAGGGCCTGGTGCGGCTACCGGCAGCGCGGCCAGCACCGCTCTGGTTACCGCTACCCGAACTGACAGCGCAGCGCTGGCCAGCACCACCACTGCGGCTAGCACGGTTACCAGCACCCGAACTCAGACTGGTGCGGTTAGCTCGGCGACAACCAGCACAGCGACTCTGACAGCAACACGGACAGATGTTGCCGCGCTGGCCAGCACGACGACTGCCGGCGCTGCTGTCTCCGCTGTGGTCGGCGGCGTTGGCACGGTCAGTGCCGCAACGACCAGCTCAGCCACGCTGGCCGCACACCGCACCGATACCACTGCACTGGCCAGTTCGACCACTGCCGTAGCCCTGGTTACCGCTACTCGCACTGACACTGCGTCAGTCAGCGCATCGACCAGCACATCGGTACTCGCGCTGGCACACCGGTCCGATACCGCGGCGCTGACAGCGACCACCACCAGCTCAGCACTGCTGGCAGCTCGGCAACTGAAATTCGCTGATGTCTCAGTACTCACGCTGGCCAGCGCTGTCCTGGCAGCGACGGTCTACACCCCACCACCATGGCCACCACAAGTCGGATCGATCACACTGACCTACACCGTTGCGGTGGGTGCGGTGGCTCTGACGCAGCTCAGTCAAGACACCGTGCTGGTCAGCAGCTCAACAGCAGGCGATACAGCATTGAGTGGCACGGCAGTCGGAGACACCGACGTATCAGGTATGACTCAAGGTGACACGGAGGTTATTTAGTGATCTCGCGACATCAGGCTTACGGGGTGCTGCGAGTAGCTGTCGGTGGCATTCTCATGCTCTTGGCTATCGTTTTATCGGTTAACAATGTTCGACTGTCGCACGAAGTAGGATGTTCGCGTGACTATGCTCAAGCAGTGACTGAAGCATTCCGTACTCGTGATATAGCTAATAACAATGCGCGGAACGCCAGCAAGGGCGTATGGGCTAGTCTACGTGATCTTACAGCGACAGTCGCGAAAGATGACTCTAAAACTGATGCTCAGCTTGCTAATAAACGTGAGATAGATCAAGCAGCGATTAACAAGTTTAATGTAGCATTAGACAATTATGTCAATGCTTTGAGCGCTAGTCAGGATGCGGTACACAGCAACCCACTCCCAGTAAACCAATGCATATCTCAAGCGAGATGACTATGATCACACATCTGGGGGCCGCACCATCCTCTCAACTCGGAAGGCGCGAGTCCGTGATCCCTAAGTCACTGTCGAATGTTATTGTCGTATTGATCTCGCTCGTATGGGCTGCTAATTTCTTTGCTCAGTTTGTTATTCATGGCTATCAGCCTGACTCTTCTATCAATGGCGTGTTCGGTGCTGTCGTCGGAGGTGCGTTGGCGTTGAGCAAGAAACCGAGCACAAACAGCAAGGAAGCCGCTAAATGATGATGAGTCTTGTGTGGGCTGTCGGCGGTTTTCTCATCGGCTATACGGGACGCGCGGTGATCACGGTGCGCGATGATAAAATATAGAGCACAGATCCTCGGCGCTATTGTCATCCTGCTGGCGATCTGCTCTGTGTTTTACACCGCTGCGTATAATGAATCACAAACTCGTTATGTCATGTGTGGCGGTCAGGCTGTAGAAGACACTATCTTGGCTCTGAAGTCCAGAGATGCTGCGTCGCTCGCTGTCACAGTGAGCAATAAGCAAGCCGTTATTGACCGCTATAATCTAATTCTTATTCTCTCTGACGCGCCGAACTCGCCTAAAAACCTGACCAAGACACAAGCACTAGCAAACTACGAGGCGAGTGTCGCTGACTATGAAACCGCACTGGACGTTTATGCAAATGCGCTTCAGCAAGCTCAGCTACCGAACGCGCATTGCCTAGTCAAATGAGCATCCCAACACCACAAGTGCTTGAGCTGATCGCTGGCCTGGTCTTCCTGTTTGTTGCTGTCATCGGGGGCGGCATCACCGCCAAAGAAGTGACGATACCGAGTGTCCCACTGTGGGGCAGGTGCGCAGCTGCGGTTGTCGGGCTTGCGTTGATCGGTGTCGGAATTTTCCTGCCGACCTTGAGCACGACACCGGCCAGCTCGTCGTGCCGCAACTCCAAGAACCTGCCGAATGTCGCCAGCGTCGTACGGTCTGAGGCTGATGCGCGCAGCTTCCTGACCTCAGCAGGGTTCTTCAACGTCGTTACAGAGCCCGCGTTCGTCGCTGGTGCGCCTGCCGGTGTGGTGGTGGGCCAATCTCCGACACCCGGTACGGTCTTGTGCCCACGCGACCAGATCACTTTGAAGATCTCTTCATGACCCGGCGTTGCCTGTCGTGGCGCTGACTCGTTAGATAGCTCGGTGACTACCTACCTCCCCGAAGCCACAGTCCAGCTACCTAGCGCGGCCGGCACACGGCGTGTGGTGCGCTGCCGGGTCCGACGCAACCACCTCGCGTCGACCGGCTACCGCTGCCTGGGTAAGTCACGGTGGAAGCCCCACATCCTCGCAACCGCGTGGCTACTGCGACTGTGCGAGCTGGCCGTGATGCCAGCACTGCCGGGTGTGTCACTGGGTGTCAAGCAGACCATCGAACACCTCGCGCCGGCCGTTCGAGGCTCTGTGGTGACCGTGACCGCAGAGTGCATCAGTCAGGAAGGCCGGTACTGGGAGTGGGATGTCGTCGTCCGAGACGAGTATGAAGTACTAGCGATCTGCACACTCGGGTTCGTCGCTGACGTTGATGTTGAAGACTACACCGCACGCCGGGTTGCACCGAAACTCGCTGCTCGGCCTATTCGGTTGATCTGGTGGTTGTACATTCTTGACGCACTGGCGATCACACTACTGATAGCAAGCCCACTGGAGTTACTTTACGTCGCGCATAGCGAGATAGCATTACTAGCTATTGAAATCACTCTCATAGTAGGATGGCTCATCGCACTGGCCGGCATTCCTTGTGCGATTGTTGATTGCTTTACGATCCGTAATGCTCACAGACTGTCGCTACCGCGGCACACCAAAATCGGTAACCTCAAGAGGAGATCCGCATGACTGCTCCCGATCCAACTACCACACACCCTGTTCATGACATCGCCAACATCGTCGGCGTTGGTGTCGGCATCGCTACGACCGTTCTCACCGCTGCACTGGGTAGTGGCTTGGTTCCCAAAGCTCTTGCACCCAAGGGTGGCGCGCTGGTGGGCTTGCTGAAGCTCCTGCCTCCTGTGGTAGCTGGTGTGATGGTGTTCATTGGTGCTAAGACTGTCGCTGTGCAGGCGACTCCGCTGGTGACTCCGGTGTCCACTATCAGCACTATCCTCAAAGCACCAGCTAATGCAGTGGACTCGCTGAAGAATCTTGTCGGCAACATTCTCTGATGTGGCCGTTCACTAGGTCAACTCCAGTAGCACCTACACCTGATATCACACCGCAGATCGACAATCTCACTGAATTGCTCATTGAAATGCAAGCCGCACTAGTCTCATGGAAGGCGACAATGTCCGCTGTGGATGACCTGGTGACCGAACTCGAAGACGCTATTACGAAGCTCACTGCTGAGCATCAGGCTGATCTCACGGCCAAAGCCGACACAGAGAACAGCGTGGTAGCTCGGCTGAAGCCACTGGCCGACCAGCTGCAGACGCTGGCCAACCCCACGCCGGATACTGGCGCTGCAGCGCCTCCTCCTGCCGCGGGCACTGAAGCGGCAGGGACTACTCCTGACGCAGGCAGCACTACACCAGAGGCTGATGTCACTGGCACACAGGCACCAGGAGCGCCGGCTACCTCTTAACTCAGTACTACTGTGCGCGGGGTCGGTGTCTCTCTTAGTGAGGCATTGGCCCCGCGCTTTCTTTCGTTCTACGGAGGGTGACGATGTCTGACGTTCTGTGGTCAGATGTGTCAGAATTTCAGTGTGCTGTCGATGACACCTACCCCTATCAGGTGCTCGCTATCCGAGCTAATGACGGCACCTACAAAGATCGAAAGTTCGTAGAGAACTATGCGTGGGCACGTCAGGCTCTGGAATCCGGCAAGCTGCGGCTGCTGATCATCTACATGGTGTACCGGCCGAACTGGCAAGACGGCCTCGCCACGATTCAGAGCTTGATCGTCCCGCCACACGACAAGGCAGTCATCATGATCGATGTCGAGTCTTGGGGCGGTGAGATCACGGGTGACCACTCAGCCAGCATCAACGGATTGGCTGCTGGCTTGGCTGAGTGGATCGGTGATCCAGCACGGGTCATCGGTTACGGCAATACTAGTGATCTCAATTCACTGTGGCTGAACAAACCGGACAACATGAAACTGATTATCGCTGGCTATGGTGTCAATCCCGCATATCCGAACAAAATAGGTCACCAGTTCACTGACGGCACCAGCGGTGGTCCGATCTACGTGCCACCATTCGGCAATGATGACGTCAACAGCGCTGACGGCTATGACATCGAAACATTCTGTGCGGTATTTTCTGTAGTATCGAAACCCTCCCAGGAGGATGACAACATGCAGCAATGGTTTATCAGCGGGCAAGGCCGCAAGGTTATCATTTGCCCTACCGGATCAGTGTCAGCAGACCGACGACTCGCTTGGCTTTCGGCATCAACAGTAGCGATGACTGGTGCTGGTCAGATAGACGTCTATGCACAGAGCGACACTGCCGGCATCAATGCTTGGACCTGGGACGACAAGGTGCTGACGCCGAATAAAGACAACCTCACATCACGAGTATTTCAAGAGGTCAAAGATGGCACTACGCACTTAGTGATTACTTGGGATCTGACGTCATGCCCAGAGGGCGCCACGCTGTGTCTCGAAACGAGAGCAACCGTCTGATGACTCCCTATGACAAGACAATCGTTGCCACTGTCTTTGCAGCGGCTACCGCAGTACTCGGCGCTGCTCCCTTTCAGCATCACCTGCCAGCGTGGGCGATCGTTGCCGCTGCGGTGCTCACTCCGTTGTCAGTGTTCTTTGTCCCTAACACAGCATCAGATACCCCTGGTGTGTTGCCGGTTGAACCGAAAGCCACGCCTGGAGTGCCGATCGTGTCGCCACCCGTAGAGCCACCGCGGTCAGACAAGATCTTTCAAGGTGGCCAGATCCCGGCACCACCAGAGCCCAACACCGCGAAGTACCAGCCGCTCGTGCCGCCTGTTACTGCAGACGAGCCTAACGACCCAACAGCGACGTAGCCTGATGGCATGAGACATACCGTGGTAGCGGCAGTGCTGACACTTGTGATCACCAGTGGGCTCGCGATCGGAAGTATGACGATGTGCGGTGACACACCTGGCTTCTGCCCTAACCCGCCAAACGGTGGCGATGCTGTCGTAAGTGCGCTGCGGTGATCTCACCAGTTGTGCTGTCCGAGCTGGCGCCTTACATCGCCCGTGATGGTTCTGTAGTGGCGCCTGGCTGCTACGGGGTGAGTCATGGTGTCGGCATCGTCGGGGAACTGGTGCGCCATGCAACTAACTCATGGTCAGGCCATGCTTTCGTCTACATTGGTAACGGCCAGATAGTTGAGGGACACACGCTGGTAGCTCGAACAGTATCAGCAGACAGCCACCCTGACGCAGTGTGGAACATCCATGAATCACTCAGTGATGATCAGCGGCTGTCGATCATCGCCAAGGCTCAAGCGATGGTCGGCACTCCGTATGACTACGCTTCGTACATCGGTTTCACACTGGAGATCATGAAGTTGCGCACTGAATCACAGCTCGACAAGGTGTTTCAGCAGGACAATTGGCGGGTGTGCTCAGCGCTGGTCGCCGACTGCTACAGCTACGCTGGCATCTGTGTCGACGCTGGTGCTAGAGCGGCTAATCTGATCAGTCCGGACGACCTCTACCGAAGGATCTTGAGTCAGTCATGACCATCTCAGAGATCTTCACCTCAGCGCTACCACTACCTACTGACGGCCATCCGGTACCACCTAGCGGCGGTCCGTACTACGGAGGGCCTGACTACGGCACACCCAACGGACCAGGACCCCAGCCGCCCGCGTCGACCGGCTGGGGCTGGTGAATACTGACTGTGAGGCCATCTACCCACAGTGCAAAAACAGGTATTGGATCGATGTCCGATGGCTTGACGTCAGACCTGTTGAGCTTGTTTGTCCCGACGTTTGGTGTCGTTATGTGTGGTTAGTGACGTAAGAAGCCCAGGACCCGTACGTCCTGGGCTCTTCGCAGTGAAACTGACGGGATGAAGCTATCAGACGACCCCACCACAGGTGAACTCGGTGCAGGGGTCCTGGGGAGCGACGAACGACGCAGCACCGACTGCCAGCGCGCCGGCCACGAACACCGCGGCCAAGACGCCCCTAAGCCAGCTCACTGAAAGCCTTCTGCACTTCAGCAGGGATACGGCCGCGGTCACTGACGTTGTAACCAGCCTTGCGAGCCCACTCCCGGATGGCTGCAGTCTGCTCACGACTGGCACGCATCGACCCTGAAGCGTGACTGGCCTTGCTGGCCGAAGGCAGTTTGCCGAGCTTGCGAGCCTTCTCTACGTACTCATCCACCGCTGCGTGGAAGCCCTTGATGTTGTCTTCGTGCAGGTGAAGGGCATAGTGGGTGCCATCCACAGCGAACGTAAACTCACGCTGCGCGTCAGTGCCGTCGATGTCATCCACCATCTTTTGAACAATGGCCATGTGCAGTCCCCTTTGTCGAAGTGATTAACCGCGACAATAGCATGATCAGTGAGTCACAGTGACGGGAGTGGGGTTGTTCTGCAGGTTCTGCTCTGCAGTCGGAGGCTGTCCAGGTGTGGCAGGAGCAGGCGCTGGCGCTGTCTCCGCTGGTGGAGGCACTACCACAACGGGCGGCAATGGCTTAGTGATGTCACAGACCAGCTCTGCCTTGACAGCCGAATTGTCCGGAGTGGTAATAGGCCCACCAGTCTGCGCACCGATGATCTGACCAGCACGGATCTGCAGGCACAACCGCACCAACGCTAGGCGTTCCTGATCAGCAGTCGGCAGTCCTGATGGCGACAGTTCGTGACAGAGCAGCCCGACAGCCACACTGCCAGCAGGGCACTCGGGAGATGTCGACTGCGGTGGCACTGGTTGTGCAGGAGCAGCTGGTGGTGGCGGAGCGACTGGTGCCGGCCGCGGCGCAGCTCTATGCACTGGCGGTGCAGGTTTAGCCGGCGCTGGCTGCGGTGCTGGGGATTCAGGAGCCGGTGCAGGTGCTGGCGCCGCATTGGAATCAGGCAGGCAGAACAGCCCGACCAGCGTACGGCCAGGCGCGCAAGGGCCTGCAGGGTCGGCGACAGCGATGCCCATCCCCGCGCCAGCGAGCAGGACAGAACTTATGATCACTATCAGGCTTCTAGGTGTGCGCATGTCCTACCTAACGTCGCCGGACGCTAACGGATGCGCGCACCCTAGCTTGTTACAGCTGCGCTGACTCCCAGACGGTCTGAGACATCTGCAAATACTTGATCACTCTAGTTCGCCACTGTTCGCGTTCGGCTTCAGTGTCGCAGGAAGACAGCCCCACTGCCCAGATCTCCGTGATGTACAGAGCACACAGGGCAAATCGGGCTTCGTCATCCGGGCGGGACAGTGCTTCGATGATCTCTTGCGGTAGCACGCGGGACATCACAGCGACTGCAGACATGAGAGCTGCCTCCGAAGGTTGGGTAGCCGACAGTGATACCCGGACTTCTTCAGGCGTTCTGCAAGCGTACGCGCGCTGGCTATGTAGCGCGCTTTGACTACAGCGGATACTGACGCGGATCTGACGCGGGTACGCAGTCGGTTCCGTCTGGAGTGCTCTGGTAGTCCCACCTGATGTATCCGACTGCGATCTCTTCTACTGCTGTAATCAATGCCAGTACGTCTTCTACTGTCGTCCCTAGACCTACTGACGCGCGCACTGCGCCAGGCACCTGAGTAGTTCTCCCTAACCGTCGATCATCAGCGATGGCTAGTGCTTCGTCTTCACTAATGTTAAGAAGATGCATCATCAGTGGGTGAGCGCAGAAGCAGCCGTGCCGGACACCGATGCCATACTCCGCAGACAGAATTGCAGCTAACTTTGCATAGGGCACGCTATCGAGAGTGAACGTCAGTATCCCGACCTGCGGGCAACCAGCCGGCCACATTCGATAGAATCGGACGCCCGGTATCGCGGCTAGCCCAGCGCGCAATACGTCGATCAGCATAGCTTCTCGCGCGGCTAACTTCTGCATATCGACCGTCATCAGGGTTCGGCAGGCTTGAGCCATTGCTGCAGCTCCCAGTACGTTCGGAGAACCAGCCTCCTGACGATCTGGCAACTCAGACCACAGCACGTCGTCAAGCCGGACGAAGTCCACCGCCCCACCGCCAGCTAGGAACGGCTCGCCCTCCTCCAACCAGTGACATCGTCCAACCAGCACGCCAGCACCGTAGGGCGCGTAGAGCTTGTGGCCACTGAACGCAACGTAATCCACATCGCTAGCTGTTAAATCAATCAACTGATGTGGCGCTAGCTGAGCAGCATCAAGTAACACTCGGGCGCCATACTGGTGAGCTAGTTCGGTGATCTTATGATAAGGCCAGATCTCGCCAGTGACATTGCTTGCGCCTGTCACCACCACGAGCGCTGGCCACGATTGCAATGCTTGCTCAAGTTGTTCTAGAGCGTTATTAGAGCTGGTTGGGATTGGTAGCGTGACCACAGAGCGACGCCGTGGCGGCAGTAGCGCGGCATGATGTCCCGATGCCCAAGTCACTACAACGGCGTCTTGTGGCAGCATGGAGATCAGTAAGTTAATGGAATCAGTAGTGTTGCGAGTGAACAACACGCAATCATCTAAACGAGCATTGACAAATCTGCGCACTACCCATCGGGCGTCTTCATATGCTCGGGTAGTGACTTGCGACTTCCAGCCGGCGCCGCGGTGCACTGAGCTATACCAGGGCAACAACTTCTCAACAGCGCGATGTGCGGACACCAGGCAGGGAGTGGACGCGGCATAGTCGAAGTTTCGATATCGCTGCATGCCGCCCGTCACCAGCGGTACGAGAACATCATCACCGACCAGCGGCAAAGTTGTCATGCGTTCCTAACGTCGAGGTAGACGAAAGGATACGCAGAAAGCCCCGCTAGCTGAACGCAGCTAGCGGGGCCGCTGCTGTCTGGGCAACCGATCGGGGGTCAGCGGGTGCGGAGACAACATCAACATGGCTACCCTGTGACCTGCACCCAAACTCACAGAGGAGTCATGTCGTGGCAGAGCGTAACAGACTTGTCCTACCGGCTACCTGCCAGCTCCATGGCGTCGCGGGTTTCACCAACCTGTCCTTCCGCTACACCGGCAACACTCTGATCATCGATCCGCACGCCGTCGGGGCCTGCACCACGAGCCTGTGTGGTGAGAACGTCGAAGCTCTGCTGCACTCCCTGCAAACCTGGCTGGGCTTCGGTGCCGCACCCCGGCGCGATATCGCCAACGGTTGGGAGATCACAGTGCCTCGCCAAGGCAGTGCTGCGCCACGCGTTACGTGACAGCTCCAGATACTCGGTCAACCGACTCAGCCACTGCTCTTGCTCCTCGGGAGTGCATGCTGCGTAGCCCTTGCTCCATATGGTTGTGGCCAGCAAGACGCAGGCATTCCAGCGATGGTTGAAGTGCGCTGAGGTGATCTCATTCAGCAGGACTGAGCTAGGCGAGAGGACGATCATGTCAGGGCCTCTGATCAATCATCGCTGCGACGACGGACAGTGTTACACCTGCAGACGACCACGCTACGTGGTGCGCGCTCCGGATGCTGACATTGTGTGGTGCGGCTGTGGCTGCGCCCGAGTACCCATTTCTGCGTCTGACTACTCAGCTTGGATGTGGGGTTCGCAGTGACAGACCAAAATCTGTGTAACACCTGAAGTTGACCACCATAGAAGGACGGTAACGCATCTGACTGCGCAGTCAGCACACATAGTAACCAAGTGTAGTGCGTAGCTGGGCGTGTGGTCACATCGTTAGCTACGCATCATCGCGCGTCGGTTCGTCCTCGTTGTCCACCTGATCACAGGCTCACTGTGGTTCGGGATGCTCAGCTGCGCACTGCTGACGACACTGCCGCCACGGGCGCTGGCCGTGCTGGTGTTCGCTGCGGGGCTGACGATGGGCAGCGGAGCGGTGCTGGCCTCTGGGCCGCGGCTGCTGCGCTACCGATGGGTACGCGCCAAGATCGGGCTCACTGTGCTGGTCGCCGCGGTCGGCGCGGCATCACTAGCTCACCAGTTCGCTGCTGCAGCGGTGCTGCGAAGTTTCGGGGTGCTGATGCTCGCTGCCGTACTGGCGCTGTCTGTGTTGCGACCTGGACGGGTGCGTTCGGTGTCCACAGGTCGGCACCATCTCAAGCCCGGTGGCCCGACCAGGACAGCGCCAGCGGCTCCCGCAGGGGAGCGTTGATTCCGTGTTCTTTAAGAAACCACGCCATGGTCTCGTCAAAGATCGGCGTCTCCCACAGCAGCTCAGGAAGCTTGCCGGTCAATGGATCTTCAGGAAGTTCTAACATGGCTGCGGAGAGTAGCCTACCGGCTACATCACCCGATTCAGCTATCCCAGCGGCCATGCTTCTGCGATCTCGCTAGCGGAGGCGTCCGATCCTTCGGACCACCCATCCGATCTTGAGCTCTGGCACACGCGCTGTCATACATCTTGCCACCGCGGAACATTGTGCCTCTCTTGCCACAACCACAAGCACAGTCTTTGTGGCCGGCAAGCCGATCTTTAGTCTTCTCAACCGCAGACCGAGACGATCCTTTCGGCGCCCCTTCACGAGCACGATAGCGCTGCTCTGCTGCTGTTCTTGTCCAACTGTCAAGCCCCACGACCATCCTCCTGATCTCTTCGTGGCGCAGGCTTACGTCGTTTGTGGCCATCGACAATATCGAAGTACACACCGACCGGATGCCACCGATGCGACATCCGTCTCTGTGCCCGCAGCAACCGAGCCTGGTAGCGGTCACTCATTAGGATCTACCAGAGACCAGTCAGCAAGTACTTCATAGGGTTGCCCGAGTAGTTCTTTCATCTGCTCGTGGATCTCTTCAGCAGTCATCAGTGCAGCCTACCTTGGAACGTTCCCGAGAAGCTACGACCACGACCACCACCGAACAGGCTCAACACCCATACCAACCCAAGTAGCACGACACCGCCAATCAGCACGCTGGAGTAAGTCACGACAGCAGCAGCAACCGCAGTCAGTATGCTCACGATCAACCAGACCAGAATGCCCACCAGAGCGCACGCAATCGTGATAGTCACTACAGCAGGCAGGTACCGCAGTCGTGAGCGATACGGGGCTGGCCTCTCATCGGCCACCCACGTCGGATAGAGCAGCGTGGGCTCAGGAGCTGACGGAGGTATGAGCGTCGCTCGATCGGTGTTGTAAGCAACAGGCGCCGACATACCACTGTCACGCAAGCAAGCTAGTGCGATCGCATGAATTGCTGCGTCCTCGCCATGCTGTCTAATGACCTCCAGCGCGCCATACCGTTGTATCAGCTCTAGGTCAGTTTCGTTATACGTGTTCATCATATTCATCAGCTTTCTGTGACATCTGTGCGCAGAACGCAGCTCGACGCTGGCACAACTTCATGCGATGTGCAGTTTTGTTCGCTTCAACTTCCCAAAGCTTCTGCCAGTCAAACCATGTTGGGTCGTCATCAGGCCCAAGCAGAGAAGTCCATTCAAGAACCATATAGTCGTTGTCCATTATTTCTCCTGCCTAGTCTCGCTCGCTGGTTTGTTCGACCGCATAGCGCCAGTCCAGATATTCGTGTAACGCCACGGGTACTGAACTCGGAGACCAACCGCGATAGCCTCTTCGTCACGCTCACCAGCATAACTTCCGAATATCGCATCAAGAGGATTCATCCAAACACTCCAGTCCAGATAGTGAAACCACCGATCACAAGAACCATCAGCAGCGCTCCAAGCTTGTACGCGGTCTTACGAATCGTTGGCGCAGCTTTACGTAGCTCGTGCATGTGGCGTCGATGCTCTAGCTGTACATGACAGAACAAATAGCCAAGCACAGCGCTGAGTATCGCGGCACCGATTACTGCCGCTAAGTTAATCATGCTGTCCACTCCTTCCATTGACTATTAACACTATCTCGATGGATCCTGGCAAACATTCTGGTCTGACCTCGTGCTCTGGCGATCAATACTTCAGTACCGCCAAGAGCATCACGCATCTTACGAAGTTCTTTCGCATCCCATGGTTTGATTCGCTTCGGGTTCATGGTATTCAGCATGATGTTGTTCTGTGGTTTCTTAGCAGCGATTCGCCATGCCTCACGTAAGTCTAGCCAAAATTGATACGTCTTACGCCGCTTCCATGTGACTTTCCACTCGGTAACTAAATCTGCCCAAACTTTAGGTGGTGATCCAAGACCGCCATAAAGATGTTGATCACGACGAGTCTCTGGCCGTTGTCTAGTCTGTCCTACATATAAGCAGACGATCTTCAATTTTCCGCTAAGGAGTGATCGTGGGTCATACCCCCAAAATTCGTAGATAACTCCAGGTCGCCGACTCATATCGACCGACCACACTCACTGCACGATAGCGAAAAGTCACCGGTCACGATTGAATGCTTTTCGACCACATCGCCACCGCCGCACTCAGGATAGGCAACCCAGTGCTCAGTGATAGCCGCCATTTCATCCTTACTCGGCAGCGGCGAGTCGTTGGATTTTCGATCTATCCTCATTTCTTGTCCTTCGGTGATTTCGCTCGCTCCCATGACCGAATGTTCCGATCGAACTGACGAGTCTCATTACGCTTAGCTTGCTCACTCTTGTGGTTGTCAAACGAATTGCGTGTCATTGCTACTCTCCTCGTAAACCCCGGCCTTGACGATACTTAACTTCACCTCGTACACCGATATCCCATAGTTTATTGCGTCGATCACGCGTCTGTTGCGCTTGATCAACTTTTCCGAGCTGCTCTTGTTTAGCGGCACAGACAGACATTTCATCGAAAAACTTACGCAATTCCATTACTTTGTTACTCCGTTCGTCACTAGCTCAAGTTCATCGGACACAAACTCGATCGTCTCAGGCAGAACCACCGGAGCAGCCCAGTATTTCTTAGACCACTCATGGATACCTTGAGTAATACGCTCCCGCTCCTCATCGGGGCACCAGCCCGCACGGTAATGCCGGATCGACCCGTCCTCGGTCTTCATGTACGCCTGGCCGGCGAACTGGTCACCGATCGGAATCTTGTGTGCCGGATGCAGCGAAGGCTTGAAACCAGCAGCGGTCACCTGCTCATCGGAGGTAACCCGAAACATCGTGATATCAGAGAACAGGTCACGTAGGACACCGAGCCCGCCCTCTTTCTGACTGAGCTGACTACACCCGATGCAGACAAAACCAATGCCGAGACCCTGAGTCAGCAAGAAACGCAGAGCATCCTCCGCAGCCACATCCTGACCGTTGATCTTAATCTTCTGCTTCTTGAGCATCCCCATGAACGTAATAATCTCATCGATCAGAATAACCACTAGAGGCCAACACGGATTCAGATCAGGCTTCCACTTACGCTGGCCAGCAGCTTTCATCTCCGACTGCCGAACAGCAAGAGCCTTCAGCACATTCTCTACGAACAGCTTGCAGTTCAGAATATTGTCTTCATACACAAATGCTCGGCCCTCCAGATTGAACAGCTCCATACCACCCTTAGGGTCGATGCAGTACAGCAAAAACGGTATCTTCTGGTCAACCAAACCTTTCAAACGCATCCACACTTCCGAAGACTTCCCCGAACGCGAAGCACCGATCAACAACCAATGCACCAGCTGGTTAACTCGAACCAACCTGTGCTGAGCATCTTTACCGGTGTTGACAAACCCAGGAGTCTTGGAAGTCGGAAGAGACTTATGCGACACAGTCTGCTTAAACGGCTCACCAAAAGTCAGATCAATATTAGTGAAATGACTGTAGTCGGGGTGCTCGTAAGCCCGGACACCCTTGGCATGGGTGGTACTGCAGATGCTGTTACCGGCCTTGCCCTCGAACGCCTCCAGTGGCATCCCGACAGTGGTGCCATCGACAGTGAGGCGCATGCCAGTCGGTGTCTGAACGATCCGAGTCAGCCAGCGCTGCCGTGTCAGTGGCAGCTGCCAGAAGTGTGCGTGGCACAGCCGCGGCCGGTGCAACGCGACGCCCTCAGTGCCAGTCGGACCCTTGCGCGCCTCCTCCAGTCCAGCTGAGCGGCACAGCTTGCGCCACTTGGAACGCAGGTAAGCCTTGCGATAGACGAACTTGACATCATCTGCTAGGGTCGGTGCGAGCCTACGGCGAGCACCGCTTGCGACGATAGAGCCCACTATGACAGCCAAACCAGCCCCCAGCAGCCACCCTGGCAGCGTCAGATAGGACCAGAACAGCGCCAGTGCCGATGCCCTCGGATGTCTCGCGCCAGCATGCAGCAGACGCCACCACCCGTCCAGCAGTGCCTCTGTCATGACGCTCTAGCCTCTTTCAGTCGCCGATACAGCGTCTCCACCGAGATCTCCAGTCGTTTAGCTACTTGTGCGTTGGTCCAGCTCGGGTGTGCGCTCTGGCAGGCACGCACGTCAGCCGCGGTCACCTTGGCTCCTGACGCTCCTGCTGACACTGCTTGTCGCTGCCTGGGTGCCACTGCTACTGGCTTGGGGTAGCTCTGTACTGCTGGCTCTACTCTGGCTACTGATGGGACACTGACCCGTGGAATATCTTCTGACCGTTCTCTGCTTACTTCCTGCTCTAGTGCTGGCGAGGTAACTACAGGTGGTGTAGGCACGTATGCTCTGGCAACTGGTGTTTCTGGCTGGACTTGGACTGTGGGCACTGCTGGTGTTTGCAACTGGTCGGCATCTTTAGCACCACGCCTCTTCCGGAAATCAAGCAACAGCTCGAACGCCACAAAAAACACCACTGGCGCACTGCCAGCCAGCCAGATAGGGTTGTTGTGCTTGATAGCATCAGCGATGTTCGCTCCGAGAGACAGCAACACCCCCGACACCAAAGCACCCCACCCAAGCCAGCTGGTGTCCTCTTGTGCCCGCTTACGTTCTAGTAGCACCATCGACGCGGCTACCATAAGCCCGTCATACATTGCCGGGAACAGCCAGCTACGCCACGCTTCACCAGACTGAGCTGCTATCTGCGCCACATGGAAGTAGCTCACCAGCGCAGCAATGAACGCTACGACCACGACAGCGACCACTGTCGTTACTCGCGTAGCCGTTGTCTGCGCTGGTACCGTACTCATTACTTACTCTCCTCTCGATTCAACATAATTAGTCACCTAC